GAATCCATTGATGATACTACACTGACAGGCATTGGTTGGGGCAGAAGAACTTGGGGTAATTTAGCTTGGGGTGGTGCATATTCTGCACAAGCTTTAGGTCAACAATTAACTTCAACTATAAATTTCCCTGCTGATAATGCGTTTACAGATGTAGTAGTACAACCAACTGGATTACAATTAGATTCTACATTCGCAAATCCTGCTTTCTCTGTAAAAGTTGATTCTGTTTTAACAGTATTAGTTTTTGAGGATGATATGACAATTACTGTAGCTCCACCTCAAGAAGTTGGTGGTTTAGCTAACGTAGATGCTCCAAGTGCAGGACAAGCTACAATGTCAATAGGTAATACTGTGGGTGGATTAAAAACACCGGTAGATGTTACTGGCATTCAATCTACAATGAGTTTAGGAAATACAAACCTTGTTCAAACGACAATAGAACCTGTAACTTCACCAGCAATGACATTGTCACTAGGACAAGCAGCAGAAATACCAGGACAAAAACAAGGAGTTTCTGGTTTTCAATTAAGTTCATCTATTGGCTCAGTGACTATTACGGGTACAGGAATTGTAGATATTACAGGCATTCAAATGACATCTTCAGTAGGAAATACTAATATTACTGCTTGGGCTGAGGTTGATCCTGGTGTAAATAATAATTGGACAGATGTTGATTTGGCAGCTTGATTAATGTAAAATTAAAATAATTTAGGAGAAAAAATTTATGGCAAGTTCATATTCTACAGATCTCAAACTAGAATTAATGGTAACCGGTGAAAACGCTGGTACATGGGGTGATAATACAAATAATAACTTAAATCTTATTCAACAAGCTATCGCTGGTTTTGAAGCAGTCGCTTTAAACAACGGTGGTGCTGTAACTTTAGTAATGACTGATAAAACTATTTCTAATGCTAGAAATATGGTCATTAAATTTACAGGGACATTAACAGGTGCATCAACTGCAACTGTTCCTGACGGAATAGAAAAATTTTACATTTTTGATTGCTCTGCTGTTGTTGGTCCAACAAATTTAACAATTAAAACTGCATCTGGCACGGGCTTTACTTTAGATAGAGCAGCAATTTTTGCAGCTTACGCAGATGGCACAAATTTAAACGAAATTTCTTTAGACACTTTAGGTGGCAGTATTGGTTCTGCAGCAATAGCTGATGACGCAATAACTTCTGCAAAAATTTCAGCTAATCAAGTAACGACAGCTAAAATTGCTGATAATGCAATTACAACTGCAAAGATTAGTGCCTTACAAGTAACTCAAGCTAAAATTGCAAACGATGCTGTTGGTCCAAATCAACTTTCAAACACTGCAGTAACTGCAGGTTCATACACAACTGCAGATATAACAGTTGATGCTCAGGGAAGAATAACGGCAGCATCTTCAGGAACAGCTGGAGCTTCTGTTGCTGGATTTAAATTAGCAAAATTTGGTCCTGCTACAGGATCAATTACTGTTAACCCTGCAGCAAATAATATTTACATGATACTTCAACAAAGTGGTGGCGGTGGCGGTGCAACGTCTTATCACGATAACTCTCCTCACCCTGCAGGACAAGGTGGTCTTGGATTAACAGGATTTTTTGAAGTACCAGTTTCTGGAGGAGCTACTGTTCCTTATACACTTGGAGCTGGAGGAAACGGAGGAAACGCTTCTCACAACTTTGGAAACGCTGGAAACGCTTCAACAGCGAGTGGCCTTCAAGGTCAAACATACACTAACGTTGCAAACGGTGGTCAGGGAGCTCAGTTTTACGGACCTCCAGGTTCACAAGGTACTGATTCAACATTTGCTATAACTCCAGAAGTAGATATTCAAGATAGTACTGATGTAATTAACACAGTTTATGATGCTTATCTTTTTCCAAATTTAGGTGGAGCAGCTGGTCTTAGACCAACAAATTCACCAATTCAACTAGGTGAGTGTTTTGGAATATTACATCAAAATAGAAGTAACACACCACAAAATTATCAACTTGGTAGAGCAGGAAGATATTTACCAGCACCTGCACCTTCAGTAGGACAACCTGGTGGTTCAAGTACAATGTTAATATTTGATTTATTATAGGAGGCTTATGGCATACGTATTTTTTTCACCAAATAAACAAGGCGTAATTTCTATAGCTGCAAATGATGCAGATAAATCTCAAATCGCTGGACATTATTTAAGCGGAAGTTTTGTTGAAGAAACAATATCAGATGATGATTTTACAAAATTAAGACAAGGTACCTGGGCTTATGATTGTTCTCAAAATCCACCTGTTTTATATGAAACTCAAACTGGATATGAAAAACAACAAGGATTAGATGATTATATAGCGTTTAACCTAATTCAACCAATCGATGTTTATTTAGAAAATTGGAAAGGTTCTGCTAATTATGATCAATGGTCAGCTTACAAAACTCAATTACAAAATTTGGATACGTCATCATTAACTTATCCAATGACGGTGCCATTAGAAAAGTATTTTGCTGATCAAGGACAACCATATTATTCAGTTTTAGAATTACCATAATTATGATATAAAATTTTATGTTTTCAAAAGACATAAAATTTTTAGCACCCAAAAAATATTTAGAATGGACAGATAAATCTTTATTACCAGTACCAGCTACAAAAACTATACCTGATTGGTTTAAAAAATTATCTAATGATGTAGATAATATGACAGTAAAACACTGTAAGCCATTTTTAGATACCTACACTACTGGATATATTTTAAAAATGCCATATGATTTAAGAATTAAACACAATATTAAAAATGAACAAACAAAACAAAAAGATGCTTTTCAACAAACAAGCATAACTAAATCAGATTATGCTTATAAATATTTAATAAATTGGCCATGGCAAAATCAATGGCATCCGATTGATCAGTTAGGTGATTCACCATTAGTTAAAAAAAATAAAGGTTTAGCCTTTCATAAAATTGTTAGTCCATGGACTATTAAAACTCCACCTGGTTATTCTTGTTTATTTGTTCCACCTTTAAATAATACAGACGATAGATTTTCTATAATACCTGGTATTGTAGATACGGATAAATTAAATTTTGAAGTAAACTTTCCTTTTGTTGTAAATGGTTTGAAACACGATGAATTAATTGCAACAATAAAGGCAGGTACTCCTTACGTTCAAGTTATACCTTTTAAAAGAGACTCTTGGAAAATGAGTATTAAAGAATATAAGAAAGATGATATAGAAAAAACAAGGACAAATTTTAATTTAAAGTTTAGACACTTTTATAGAGATATGGTATGGAGTAAAAAAAATTATAAATAATGAATACAAAAGAATTTATTAAAACATATGATAATGTCTTAGAATGGGAAATTTTAAGTAGCTTTATAAAAGTTATGAATAAGAAAAAATTTGAAGATGCAGGCTTAGTTTCTGATACTACGATAAATCAAAAACAAGTTGTAGATAAAAAAATTCGAAAAACACAATCTTTAAATTTTAATCACCCAAACGACAGCTTGACTAATCTTCACTGGGGTAATTTTTTAAGAAGTAGATTTAAACCTTTTATAAATAGTTATGTTCAAGAATTTACTCATAACCCAAATACAAAATTTGTGAAAGCTATTATAGATATGCAGTGTCTAAAATATGAAGAAGGTGGACATTACGTTTATCACGTTGATAGTGCTTATGAAGTTCCAAGATGTTTAAGTATGATTTTAATGCTTAACAATGATTATGAAGGTGGTAATTTAAAATTTAAATTTCCTGATGAAGAAATTGAAATAGAAAAAAGACCTAATAGATTAATTATTTGGCCTAGTAGTTTTATGTATCCACATTGTGTAACTCCAATAGAGAAAGGTATAAGGTATTCTATAGTAGCATGGGCACTTTAAAAAAAGATTTTAAATATAAAAAAGTTGAAAATTTTTTATCTCAAGATGAAATAGATTTAATAAGAAAGTATTGTATTTCAAAGCATATAAGAAACTTTGATAGTTTTGATTGTACACAAAATAATAATGGTGATACCTACTTTTATAAAGATCCATTAATGCAATCACTATTAGCTAAAAAATTACCTTTAATGGAAAAAGAAACCGGTTTAAAACTATTTCCGACTTATTCTTTTTTTAGACTTTATACTTTATTATCTGATCTTAAAAAACATAGCGATAGACCTTCCTGTGAAGTAAGTGTAACTGTCATGCTAGGTTCTGATGGAACACAATGGCCAATTTATATGGATGGTAAACCAGTTGATTTAAATCCAGGTGATGCTTGTATTTATCTTGGATGTGAGTTAGAACATTGGAGAGAACCGTTTGAGGGTGATTGGCACTTACAAACATTTTTGCATTATGTTGATCAAAACGGTCCACATACTGCATATAAATATGATGGAGAAGTTGAGTTAGTATGAAGTTTAGACAATTTGAAGATGGTGGTGGAATGTTAATGTTCAACGAAGAAGAAGTAAAAATTCTTTCTGAAAAAAAATGTTTAACATTTGATGCAGAATTTTTTAAACATTTTAAAAATGAACTAATGGGTTTGGTAGTAAATTTTGAAAGATTTAATAAAAATAGAGAACACTCAAAATTAACCACACAAAGAGAAAAAGAAATTAAGTCAAAATGAAGTATGATGTTCTTTTTAGAACTGTAGCGAAACCGATTGATTTATATTTATTAAAAAATACATATCTAGAAAAAGACGTTATAGAAAGACTAAAAGATAAAATAGAAAAAAATCTAATAAAAGAAAATTTTGGTATTACTAACGTAAAAGCTCATATGACATCTTGGGTCCAGTTTTGTAATGATCCTGACTTTAAACAATTTTTTAAAGCAATAATACCTGATATACATAGATGTGTTGGTCCACATAAACAAGTATACATACACAATGCATGGGGTAATAAATTAAACGAAGGTGAGCACCATGTAGCAAAACATTGTCATCATCAAACAACTTTAATATGTGGTGTTTTACATTTAGATGATAATGGGCCGGGATTACATTTTGAAGATTTTGATACTACTATAAAAGAAGTAACTGGTGGGTATGTTTTATTTCATCCTGATGCTTGGCATGAGGTAAAAAAATTCAAATATACATCTCCAAGATACTCAATTGCATTTAATATACATAAAAATTGGTATCCACAGACCAGGTAAGAGATTGTTGGATTATTTAAAATACGAATATTATCTGTTATAATTAGCCATGCCTTTAACAAACGTACAAATAGCACCTGGCTTTAATAAACAAGTTACTCCGACAGGAGCAGAAGGACAATGGACTGACGGTGATTTTGTCAGATTTAGATATGGCTTACCTGAAAAAATTGGTGGTTGGGAACAAATTACTTCAAAGACATTATGCGGAGTAGCTAGAGATCAAGTTATTTGGGCTGATTTAGATGGAAGAAGGTACGCAGCCATAGGAACAAATAAAGTTTTATTAGTTTATTATGAGAATGCTTTTTATGATATTACACCATTAGAGACTACAATAACCGGAGCTACTTTTGACACAAATGCCGGAAGTGCAACAATTTCTGTTAACAAAATAAATCATGGTTTATCGGCAGGAGATATCTTTTTATTTTCATCAACAACTGCTCCTCCTGGATCAGGATATGTTGACACTGATTTTACATCGACTCCTTTTGAAGTAATAACCGCATCTTTAGATTCATTCACAGTCACAATGGC